GCCTCTACCGGGCCGACGGCTCGCTCATCAGCGAACCACCGATCGTCGGGATCTTCGAGGTGGAGGACGGGCTCGTGCGCCGCTGGCGGGAGTACGAGGACCCTCGCCACCTCTTTCCGGGCGGGAAGTATCCCGACGGTCTCGAGGAGCTCGTCGGCGGGATGCTCGGGGGATAGGCGATGCGGACACGACCGTCACTACTGGCCGGGGTCGTCGCCCTGGTGGTCGTCGGGCTCGCCACTCCGGCGCACGGTGCCACCGGCCCGGCCGGCGTAGATTCCGGCGATCGTGTCGGACAGGCGACCCAGGTCCGCAGCCATCCGCAGATGGTCATCCTCGTTGCCGATGGTCAGCGCTAAGCCGTCGTGGATGAACATCTCCGTGTGCCGGTTCATGCTGCGCAGCGCTGCGGCCTGGAACACCCACGACGCGGCCGAGGCGGCGATCCCGTCCACGATGGACTCTACCCGCGCCGGGTGGTCCATCAGCGCGTTGTAGATGGTCAACCCGTCGTAGATGATGCCGCCCGGGCTGTTGATGTGCAGCTCGATCACCGGCGTGTCGATGGCCCGCAGGTCCCGGACGAACTGCGCCGGGGCGATCCCGAACAAGCCGATCTCGTCGTACAGGTCGACGATGGTGCGCTCGTCGTCGCCGGCCCGGTTCGTGATCCGGTACCAGCCGTCCCCCGGTGTGCGGGGGCTGTGCCCGCGTTGCCACACCTGGGCCAGGTGGCCGGGAAGCAGGTCGGCGACCCTCACGCCAACACCTCCTGCGGGGCGGGCTCGGCGGCGGCCGTGCCGGCGAGGGAGTCCCCACCGGGCATCGGGCCCAGGCCGAGGCGCAGCCGCGCCTCGTTGACCGTGATGACACCCGCCTGAATCTGCTTGACCAGCAGGTCGACCTCCTGCTCCGGGGTTGGCCGCTCCCACTCGTGGAAGTCGAAGCGCACCGACCGCGGCGCGGCCAGCAGACGGGACAGGCGCTGCTCCAGGCGGGCCGTCCAGTGCGCCAGGGTGTAGCGGGACAGGCCACGGTTCTGCTCGGCCACCCCGGTACCCCACGAGGTCTGCTTCTCCGTCTGCATGAGCAGGTGCGGCGGCACGCCGGTGAACCGGGCAACCTCCTCGATCTGGAACTGCCGCGACGGGAGAAACTGCGCCTCCTCGTTGGTCTGCTGCCACTTCTGCAGCTTGATCCGCCGATTGATCACGGCGATCGTGGCTGCGTTCTCCCACCCGGCGGTCTTCAGGTCCAGGTCGGCCTTGATGGTTTTGGCGTCGTCCGGCCCCCACGACTCGCCTTCCTCGGGGGTGGCCAGCGCGGACATCAACGCGCCCTCGCTGAACATCTTCCCCGCGGCCCGGTCGCCGGCGGCGGCCACACCAAGCGCGTTACGGGCGATCGTGATCAGCCCGATGCCGCGGCGGCCATCCATCGACAGGGCCGGGCAGTGCGTCATGTCGCCCCGAAGCTGCCCGGCTTCCATCCTCGCCTCGGTGAAGGTGCGCCGCGACCCGTCCTGCAGGATCACCTGGAACGTCTTGCGGTAGGGCACCTCCAGCCTGGAGACGCCGCGCCGCGGCGCAGGGTCGACCTGCACGCTGTCCGGATGGATCGGTACCAGCCCCGCCAGAGCGCCGCTCATGGTGTAGACGTGGGCGAGGAACGCTTCGCCGTGCAGCATCTGGTGGGCGATGACGGTCTGTTTCCACTCGAACGGGGTCAGGCCGACCAGGTCGCCGGGATCGTCGAACACCGACCGGATGATGGTCACGAGCTCGGCCACCTCGCGGACGGTGTTCATCGGCAGCATGGCGATCGTGCCTGAGACGAGGTTCACCGCCCGGTTCACGGCAGACAACCCGAGCGCCGTGGTCTCCCCCACCGCCACCCCGGACCAGTTGCCGGGGCCGACGCGGAACAGCTCGGCCAACGCCGGATCGCCGATGCTGATCGGGTTGGCCGGTTGTCGCCGCCGGCGGCGCCACCATGCCATGCCCCATATCGTACGACCGATAACGACAACCAGTCTCAGCTAGCGGCCGCCTCGCTCAGCGTTTCACGGTCAGCACGACCAGCGGCGGCGGCTGGCGGCGGCAGTCCCCGATCGCCCACGCAGCGGCCTTGACCGCGTCGGCGGCCGCGGAGGAAACCAACCTTGGCCCGTCCGCGCCCGGCATCGTCCGCGCCGCCAGCACCTGCTCGGTGAGGACCTCGCCCCCGTCGTGGCAGAGCACACCCTCGGCCAGCAGCCGCCGCAGCTCCGCCACCGCCGCCCCCGTACGGCCCTGGCCCTTGCGTGCACGCACCCCGGCCAGGGCCGGGTCCCCCAGCAGGCTCGCGCCAACCGTCGCCACGCCTGTGAACCCGGCTGACGCCAACACCCCCGCAACCTCCGACAGGTCCGCCACGTCCGACACCGACACCACAACCCGCTCGCCCAGCCTCCACGCCAGCGCCACGGACACCCCGTCGCCGAACCACGACTCGACCGCCGCAGCGTCGGGCGGCCCGGGCGGAACCTGGGCGGCCAAGCCCGCCCAAGCCTGCGCCGACACCACCTCCTCGCCGCGGTCGGCCGCCGACGCCCGAAGCTGCCAGATGTTCAAGTACTGCGCGGTGAAACCGGCCATCGGGTCAGGGTCGTCGGCCTGCGGGTCAGCCTCCCCCGCCAGCGCCTTCGCATACTTGTCCGCGATCATCCGCCGCCGGTCCTGCGACCAGTGCGGCGACGCCGCCCGCCACACCTGCTCATCGCCTGGGTCACACCCGGGCGGCGCCGCCCACAGCAGCAGCAGGGTGTCCTCGTCCTCAGTCGTCAACGACAGCTGCAGCCGCGAGCGCATCAAGCTGGTCGCCCGCCGATGCGCCGTGGACGTCAGGTGCAACTGCGCGGACGAGCGCTCCAGGGTCGCCGGCTCCAAGCCCTCGAACACCGTGTCCGGCGAGACGTTCCAACCCTCGTCCACGATCCCGAAGCAGACGTCGTAGCCGTACACCGCCTGCTGCGCCCGCACCAGCCACCGGTCCCCGGTGGGCGTCTCCACGGCCTCCTTGCCGTTGCTCCTGCTGACCGTCCAGCCGGCGCATTCCTCCGCCCACCGCCAGGCACCCCGCTGGATCTCACGGCAGATCGCCACGTCGCTGCCGGTGTGGATGATGGTCTGAACCTCGCCGAACAGGTCGGGATGAGCCATCCGCCACAGCGCCAGCCCACGCACCCGAACCGACTTCCCCGCGCGCCGAGGAGTCGACTCCACCACCATCCTGTGACACAGCGACCCATCCTTGCGGTGCTCCAGCTGCCGGGTGATGGCGAGGGCCTGCCACCACCGCAACCGGATCCGCTGCGTCGACTCGACCCACTCGACCGCCTGCGCCCCGTACGAGGCGACAGCATCGGGCGGCGGCGGGGACGTCGCCCACGGCGGCGCCGCGTCCTGCGGGACGGCCAGAAACGGCCGCAGCCACTCGTAGCCGGCCAACCGCGCCGGATCCCACACCAAGTCGGCACGGACAGTCAGCCGATCGTCACCCGGGGAGAGAGACGGAACATAGCGGCGGGTGGTCTGGGGTGCCGCTGTGAACTTTCCGGTGTCCGGTTGTCCCGTTTTCAGGTTGCATGGTGCGCAGGCTGCGACCAGGTAGGCGGGGTCGTCGCCGCTGATAGCCCTGCCCACGGTGTGGTGGACCTGGGTGGCCTGGCCGGTGCACACGCCGGGCAGCTTGAGCTGGCAGGTGTAGGCGTCGCGGTGCAGGATGCGGGCGCGTAGGCGGCGCCAGGCGCGGGTGCTGCCCTTGGCCCAGGCTGTGCTCACGGGTGCTCACCTCCTTCGCCTATGGTCGCGCCGGGGCGGCTGCGCCCTCCTGATCGCCATGATGGCCCTGCTTGCTGATCTTGGTGGCTTGATCGTCTTCGGTTTGAAGGTTGGCGAGTCGACGGTCCGGCTGTGGACGAAGAACGCCCGCACGGCGCAGGAGCGGCAGCGGCGGGCGAGGGCATGGTCACTGTGGCTCGATGGCCTGAGCTATGACGAAATCGCAGCCGAGCTGGATACGCCGAAGGCGACGATTGGCAATTGGATCTCGTCCCAAAACGCTAACCTTAGCG